GTTGGAATTGACAATGAGAGAAATTCTCTCCTTGAGGCCAACGGCGTAGCAATTGGTGGAAGTGCGGGAGGAGGAATCGTTGATATTAGTCACCGATCCAGGCACCCGTTCAAGATCCCTGGCAGTCGGCTGATACATGTACACGTACGGCTGGATGCCTGGATCGCGTGCATTTGGTATGCCGGTCATAAGTGGGGATCCGACAGCGCCACTGATGTAAGGGGTTGGCTTAGCCCAGGAGAGCATAGTATCCTGCTTCTTGCGACTGGTGAGATTACGTATGCGTTTCACTGGTAACCCCCTCGTCCGAGTGCGCCTTGCATTAGCGCGACGGTAGACCATCCGCTTGCGACGGTAGATGGAACGACGAGGCGCATAGCGGCCCGTGCGTCTGCGGTAGGACGTTGGTCTGGACCTTCGGTAAACCATGTTGTTGTTCTTGGCCGAAAGGGGTCCAAGAGGGGGACAGCGAGCTATAAATAGGAGAGGGTGTCCGCTGTCCGCTGAGGATAATATTAGTTTCCTCAGCGGTCGATTTCTCCATGCCTTCTTTCGCCATCAAAGACGCCAAGTTTTTACTGCTCACGTATGCCCAAGTCCCTGAAGATGTCGTTACAGAGCTGCCTTTGCGACTCTTGCACCTCTGCACAGAACATGATGCCGACGTCATCATCGGGAAGGAACAACACTCCGACGGAGGAATACATTTCCATGCCTTTCTCGATTTTCGAGGATGTAAATTCTCAACCAGAAACGAACGATTTTGGGACATTGCCGGGAGACACCCCAACATCGCAAGGGTGGGACGCACGCCGTGGAAGGCGTACGATTACGCCATCAAGGACAACGACATCGTCGGAGGAACAGCCACCCGTCCTGAGGAGGGAGGGGGCGGCTCTGGGGGAAATAAACAACATGAGGACTGGACCTACATCTGTGAGGCAATTTCTGAGGAGGTTTTCTTTGATCGAATCAGAGAACGTCGACCCGGCGATCTGGTCCGTTCTTTCTGCAATATTAGAAAATATGCAGATTGGCACTACCGTCCTGTGCCCCAGCCGTATTCAACTCCGGAGGAGTACAGATTCTCATTGGCTGATTACGTTGAGATCGACAACTGGGCCTCTACCAACTTTGGAGGAGATGTTGCTACCAGGTGTGTACCACCCCCCCGACCCTCGTCAGGACTAGGGGGGCCCCGCGCGTAGACCTTCGGCCTCGCTGCTACCGCTCTCGCTACCTCTCGAGCTCCCTCCATCCTGCACGAGATCCACGTTTCACATCGAGAGCTAGGATGGAGGCTGACTGGTTAGGCCGATGAGTCTAGTACTCTTTGGGCCTAGTAGGACAGGGAAGACTGTCTGGGCAAGATCATTAGGCACCCACTTATACTTTTGTGGCTTATACAGCTACAAGGAGGCTGTGAAGGCCAGTGAGGCGGAGTATGCGGTGTTCGACGACATACAGGGGGGGATCAAGTTCTTCCCGTCATTCAAGAACTGGTTGGGTTGTCAAGCTGAGTTTCAGGTCAAGGGGTTATACAGGGACCCTGAATTAATCAAGTGGGGCAAACCATCTATCTGGGTGTCAAACACTGACCCACGTCACGACATGACACCGGAGGATGTTCATTGGATGGAGGCAAATTGTGTATTTGTAGAAGTACTTGACAAATTATTCTAATTATGTCTCATGCCAGTAGTATGTACTGGAGCACCGAACCTCCAGTTCGTCTGACTGTTCGGAATTGTGACCAGGAATAAACATGTCAAAGACATACGCATCGCCCATTGATGCTCTATGCATAGAACTGTAACCGACATCCACTTGTTTTCCCCCTCCGACTTCGTCGTCATTGTAAATTAGACGTTTTCTAAAGGGATGCCATCTGTTGAAGGTTCGAGTGGTGCCGTTGTCATTAGATGACTGCACCTTGACTTGTTTATCGTAAAGGATATTCAGCCGAGAATTGTCTGCCTTGGCGGTGGCGAAGTCGTTCCAGTCGGTCTGGTAGGTACCCTTGAAGAGGAGGGAGCGGAGAGACAGCCATAGTGCATTAGTGTCTGCACCTGGGGAGGCTGTGAAACCCGACACTTGTGTCCATGCCCGAGGGAATCCGACAGTAGTCTCGTCGTAGAAGGCGCCGACGTTATTGGAGTCACCCCCAAATCCGGTTTGAGGAGTCACCAGGTAGGTACCCTTGAATGTGAAGACGATGCGACGCCAGAGCCATTCTTCGTTGGAATTGACAATGAGAGAAATTCTCTCCTTGAGGCCAACGGCGTAGCAATTGGTGGAAGTGCGGGAGGAGGAATCGTTGATATTAGTCACCGATCCAGGCACCCGTTCAAGATCCCTG